CAACCGAGATCCCCAGCACCTTGTAGCCGAACTGCAGTTGGAGCCGGTTACCGGTGCTGGGAGCGGGAGCGGTGAAGCTGCCGACACCAACAGCGGCAGAGTAGAGGCCACCCTCGTCGCCAGATGCGGAAGTAAAAACATACGTGCCAGAAGGAGCCGAGACGCCGATATGCTCACCCGCGTTGACCGGCAGGGTAATGGCGAGCGTTTGCAACACCCCAGGCGCGACCGTGACAGTGACGGGTGAACCAAGCGCGGTCATCGCGGTGCCCGCCTTGGCCCACCGTTGGATCGTCAGGGTACCGCCTACGGTACCGCCGAAAACCTTGACCGAGGTAATGGTCGCGCTGACGGGGAATGGGTTTACATAGACATAGGTGGCGGCGCCGGTATTCGATCCAGCTACCGGGTCGACGGGACGTCCAAACGGCTTCGATACGCTGAGGTCAGACACCACGTTGGCCGCGCTTTGTGCTGCCGCCTGTGCGTCTTCTGTCAGGGTTTGAGCCGTCAGAACGGCTTCTTTCGCTTCGTCCACCAGGGGCTGTACGACTTTCGAAACGCCCTGGTAGAACCCGTCCGCCAACCGCGGCGCGCCGTTGACGTACTCGTAGACGCCGTTCGCCGGGTCGCTCGCCAAGCCATTGTTATTGTTGACGTAGACCAGCTTGCCGCGGTTCGCCTCGGTGGCGAAGAAGGTGTCGCGGGCAGCGATCGTGGATACGGTGGTTAGGCCGGCTTGGGCTGATGATGCGATACGATCAATGATCGCACCTAGGCCACGAATATCCGACTTCGCGGGTTCATGCGGGCCGCTTGCTGGCACGCCTGCGACGCTGGAGTCCCGGAAGGTGTTAGCAAAGCCGTCTGCAATCTCACCCACGCACAATCTCCGCTCGCATCGTTGCGGCGACGCTAGGCAGTGAGGCCCGCGCGGCTTACCGCCGTCAGGGTGCGGCGGTGGTGTCGACCGTGGTGGGATCGGACCAGGCGGAGAGGATGCCGGCGCCGCTTTCGTAGGCCACCTCGACGTTGAGGTTGGTCACAAGCGGGACGAACTCGGTCGTCATGGTCACGCCGGGGCCGGGGTCGGCATCGGGGTACTCGCGCTCGCTCCAGGAGCCAGTATCGCCGACCCGCCAGCGCGCATACCAGGTGAGGTCGGGGCGATCGGCGGGGCCCGATGCGGCGATGATCACACGGACGCCAGTAGAGACGCCGCCCTCGGTCGTTCCGCCAAGAGGTCCTTCCGTGTCGGGGTTCTGCCCGACAGCTTCCCGGACTGCGGTCGCGCTGATGACAAACGGCGTCGGCAAGGGAGAGGGCGCCACGCGGTTGCCGATCGTAGCGGGCAGCCCTTCCTCCGTGGCCGGGTTCCACGCATCGACGTTCGGATCTGCGGCGATCCAGGTAAACGACAGCCGGCCCGTCAGCGGGTCGCGCTTCACGGGCGCTTTCACCTGCACAGGCAGGTCGATGCCGCTATCCTGAGACCGCAGCCGGATATAACGTTGACCCAGGATCTTCCGACCGGTCGCGCGCAGCGATGCCGTTCCCCGGATGGGCGCCATGATCTCGGCATAAGCCCGCTTCGTCAGCCGTCGGCCCTGCGCATGCGACGGCACCTGCGCGCCTACAGGCTCACCCGCCAGAACCTTGCCAAGCTGGGTGATGCTGTCCTCGTCTACCCACGCGTCAGTGTCGACGGTAGCATAGTTGTGGTTGGCCGAGACGTAGGTCACCGGGATCTGGTTGGCCGCGGCCTCTTCTTCGACACCGCGCTGAACCGACAGGCTGATAATGTCGTCGTCGGTGACGGTCACCGTGGGCTCTTGGTAGCGGCCGGAATAGGCCACCAGCGCACCGTCGGCGCGGGGGCTCACCCAGCCATCGCAGCAGGTCAGCAACGCCGCACGCACCGCCTTATGCTGATCGGTGAGCTTGTGGATGACGCAGCCTCTATAGCGTGGCTCGGTGGCCGGGTTTGCCGGATCGGACTGCCAGGTGACTTCGGCGCCATCCGGCCAGTCGCTGGCGAGCGTTCCGGATAGATCGATAATGAACCGTCCGCCGCTGCCCGAGACGCCAACAACGGTGTGCTGCTCGGCATTCTCCCCCTGGCCGCCGACCGAGATCGTCATGCCAGCGTGAAGACCGCGCGCGTCGATGACGTCCACGAAGCCGTCACCATCCTTGCGATCACCGAATGTGATCGTCTGCACCGCGTTGAGCGGCACCGGGATGTCACAATCGTTCGCCGCCGCGGTCCAGTAATCGAGGGTGGGCGCGAACAGCCGGTCCCACTTCGCCTGCAGGATGCCCGCCAGATCAGCGGCATAGCCGTCATCCGTGACCGGCAGCCGGGGCGTCGCACCGTGCCGGATCAGCTCGTAGTGCGCGGTCTGAAGGATGACGTTCTCCGACCACTTCCAAGTCAGCGGATCGGTCACCACCTGCGTCGGATCGCGCCAATCGAACACCGGCTGCATCTGCATGACCAGTGAGAGCGGCATCTGGTTCGGTCCGCCGGTCGGGTAGATCTTCTGATAGTTCTTGGTTTTGACGGCTTTCCACATGGCGAAACCGGTCACCGTGTCATCGCCGCGATGGTTCGGGGTCCAGATAGCCGGGACCTTCGCTATGACTGCGGCAAATGCAGTGTTGTGACGCGGGCCGAGCGTGGTGCCGATCTGGACGTTGTCGTTGTTCTCGCCGAACTGCCCGTCAGCCTGCCCGATCACGTAGCCGCCGGCGGTCAGCTGGACTCGGGTGTCGCCGAGCATGTGGCCGATAATCGCGTGAACGCGGCCGGCGTGAAAAGCGCCGATGTCGATCGCTGTCCCGTCGTCTGCCGTGACGTAGCGCGTGAACGCCATATAGATCCGGCCGGTGCCATAGCCCGCGACAGCCGGTGGGATAGGTGATTTGAGCTGGTCTTCCGCCTGTTCTGGCCGGGGGGCCTTAGGCGCGAAACCCTGGCTCAACTGGAACGAGCCCGCAGCCAAGGCGAGCGGGTTCCCGGTGACAAGGCCGATGGCGGTAAGAGCGAGGCCGGAGACCTGCTGGCCGAGGCGTTTGTCGATGATCCCGATTGGCCCGGAAATGATGGCGGACAGGACTTTCGTCACGGCCGCCAGACCTTCAGCACGCGGACGTCTTCCGCCCCGAGGTAGTGCATCGTTCGCGCGCCACGGGTGGCCCAGCGCGTGCCGGTGAAGACGGCGCCAACTTCCAAGCCCAGCGCCTCGATCACCGCGATGTCGCCCCCCTGCGGTTCGCCTACCACCGGCAGCGCGTCGCCGATCCCCGCATCCCACAGCGGGACGAGCCCGCCGGCAGCAGCAGCATCACAAGCGGCCGGCTCCAACGTCTCCCGCCAATCGGCGGCAAAGTCAGGGTGGCCGAGCGCGACGCACCAATCCGCGGCCAGCGTCGAGCAGTTCCACTCTCGGCTCTTGAGTGCGTCGGAGGCAAGGAAGGGGCGGGGATCGCGCACTAGTCGTTCGGCCCGAACTTGCGGCTTGTGCCCTGCGAAAGGCCCGGCACCCCGTCGAAGAACTGGTCTGTGGGTGAGCGCCGCCGCTGGTCCGCTGGCGTCCACAACGTCAGAGGCGCCTTGCTGCGATCAGTGTTCTCCGACCCCAGGCTGATGCTGATTGAGCGAGAGGACCGGCTGTGCTGCGAGGCCGGCACGTCGCACCGCAACTCGCCTAGCCACTCGACTTCGGTGATCTGCCAGGCAGCGTCCTGATGCGCGACGCCGATGTGGACGGGCGCTCCTTGGAGCCCAGCGCTCTCGTCCCGGAACAGCGCTACGGTCGCCTTGCTGACTCCGGATACCGTGATGTCGATGCGCTGGGCGGTCCCGTTGATGACCTGCTCCAGCTCGGGCACCTCGACCAGCTTGCCGCCGCCGAGGTAGTATTCGGGCTCTGCATCCACCGCATTGCCGGGCAGGCGGATCGGGTTTGCGCCGGAGCAGATGCGGGCAACCGGGTCCGTGCCGAAGCGCAGCAGAACGAGACGCCGGCTCACAGCGTCGGGTCCCGCATGTCCTCGACAAAAGTGATCGAGGCAGAGGACCACATGCCCTGAGAAAGCTGGTTCGTCGGTGCGGACGTCCGGCGCATAACGCAGCGGGGCTCATCGAAGTCGAGCGGGTCGCCGACCGCGATGCCGCCGCGGATCGGAGGCTGGAAGGTGATGCGTTTGCCGCCAGGAATGTCCTCGATCGAAGCAATTTCGGCCGCCCGATCACCCCAGCCATTCGCACCAGTGTAGGTGAACCGCTCACCGCCGATCGGCGGACGCTCGGATGCCAGCGCGATGTCGAGGACGGTTGCGTTCAGTCCGCCGTCTTGGCCGTTGGCGACCGCCAGCACCCGGGCGCTGGCACCTGCGGATGCGTAGAGGCTGGCGTCGCTGAACGGGGTATCGTCGCTGTGTGGGACGGCGGCCAAGTCGCCAACCGGCTGATGCCACCGGTCGCAGAAGCGAACGACTGCCGCCTGTCCACCGGCCAGCCCAGCATTGAGTGCGCGCCACGCCAGCGTTTCGGCGCGCTCCTCCTCGTCACGACCGCCGAAGTCCGCGTCGCTGAAGTCCGCCTGCCAGTAGCCGCCGCCGTCGGTCTGCACCACGTCAGTGATCCCCGACAGGCTAGTCCCGCCGTCGACCTCGCTGCCGACGACACGGATGTCCTGGGTCTCAAAATGGAATTGGCACAGGTGGAGGATGCGCAGCGCCATGACTGCGCGACGGTATGGCTATGGTACTGCTTGGCTTACCGCCGTCAGGTTCCGAGCGTCTGTAGCTTGCCGGCGCGCGCGGGTCCGTCCTCTACCGCCTGCTTGTATGCCAGCCCGCCCGCCTGCGCCGCACTTTCTTGGCTGATGCGTTGCATGTCACGGTAGAGATCGCGCGTGACCACGGCGTTCTTGAGGTTGAACTGCGGAGCGTGGACGATGGTGGTGTTGCCTACGGACCTCTGCGCTGCAGCCTGCCCCAGCGGGATCACAGTCGCGCCTGCAGACCCCATCTGCAGCAATTCAGGGTTAGCACCGCGGCCTTCATTCACGCGCACCGTCTGACCCGGGCCGACATAGCCACCGGAGGCGCGGCCGAATAGGGACGCGAGGAAGTTGCTGGCAGCCCCGGCTGATCCAGCTGAGCCTGCTGCCCCGAACAGGCTATCCGCCAGCGGCCCGATGAGCTTGCGCTGGATCCCGATGCGGATCAGCTGCCCGACGATGTCTCCGAAGGCGCCCTTGAGCCCCAGCGCCGCCGTTGTGGCGTTGGTCAACTCGTCCGTCACGGCTTCCAGCGCGTTGATCTTCACCGCGTCTACGCTGTCCGCCAGCTGGTCGACGTCGTCCAGGCCGCGCCGGTACTCATCGTAGCGGCCGCGGTAGCGCTGCTCGACACCGGTCTCGTCTGCTTGCTGCAGCGCAGGCAGGGCGTCGATCTGCTCCGTCACATCGTTGACGGTGTCGGTATCGCCCCGGACAGCGGCGGCGCTGCGCAGCGCGTCGAGCTCGATCCGCTCCCGCTGGTACTGAATGGCGATCAGACGCAGTTCGTTCTGGCGGCGCTGCTCGCGGGACTCGGCGATGTCAGTGTCGGCCCGAAGCTGCCGCTGCTCGATGCTGAGCGTCAGGTTGTCGCGCGCGGCGGCCTCACGGATCCGGCCGACGTCCTCGTTGATCGCGACGTTCCGGAGCCGCAGCAGCCGGGCTGTCTCGTTCAGTTCGTCCAGCGTCCTCGCCTGGGCGGCATCATACTTGCCGGCGGACCGGTCGGCGGCGATGCCCTGCTGGCGCTTGCGGAAGTCGCTTTCGATTGCCTGGCGCTCGAACTCAGCTGCCTCGCCCGCGTTGAGCGCACGTTCACGCTGAGCGGCAATGATCTGCCCGTTCAGCTGCTCGAGCTCGTTGTAATAGGCCTCGTTGTTGCGGACGTCGCGGATGCGCGCAGACTCCGCCCGACGGGCTAGCGTCTCGGCAGACGGGCCACGCGCGCCCTTTCGGTTGGACTCGCGGATCGCGTCCTGGTCACGGCTCAGCTGGACGTCGATCCGCGTGCGGCCCTCACGATAGCTCCGCACAGCGCGCTCGCGATCCGCGTTGGTCTTAGCGGCGAGCGAGGCCCGCAGGTAGGCGTCACGCAGTCCTTGGAGCGCTTCGGAATGGCGACGGGTGGCAGCCGCGGCTCTGTCGGATGCAGCGGCCGCCAAGCCGTCTATCGCGGGGATGCTGGCGTTGACGACCAGCTTCTCGGCGTTCGCGCGCGCCGCTTGGGCCTCCTGCAGCGCCTTCTCGGAGGCGGTGCGCTTGGCAACGGCACGCTCGCGGTCGCGCTCCAGCGCGATTTGCTCGTCAGCATTGCCGGCGAGCCCCATGCCCGTATTGGCTTCGGCGATGCGGGCCTCGGTCACCGACGCACGCGCGGCCGCCTCTGCTGCGGCGAGTGCATTGATCGCCACCTGGCGCAATGTCTTGGCACGGGCCAGGTCGAGCGCGATTGCTCGCTCCTGCGTCGTGTTGGCGCGCCCAAGCGCCTCGTTCATCTTGTCGACGGCTTCAGCGGCGCCTTCTGCGGTTCCCTCGAAAATCTCTTGGGCTTCTGCCGTCGCGCGGGTCTTTGCTGCGCTCTCCTGGAGCTTCTTTACCAGCCCCTCGATAGTATCGCCGGCAGCCAGAGCCTCGCCCGCGAGGATGCCGAGCACCGATCCCGCTGCCAGCAAAGCAGCGCCCCAGGGCCCTGCGAAGAAGGATGCCACCTGCGCTGCCTTGCCGCCCGTGTCCGCGAGTGCGTCTGCCACCTGCGGCGCCTGCTGGGCGAGGATCAGGAACGGCGACTGCCCGCCAGCAAGGCCTACGCCGATGTCGCTGACCTGTCTGCCCAGGTTCCGCGTTGCCGCCGCCGCCTGCTTAGACGATCTTTCGATGCCCGCAGATGCCGAGCCAAAGGCCGCCGAGACGCCCCCCGTTGATCGACGCGCGGTGGTCTCGACCGCGACGATGGCCGTGCTCATCGATGACGCCGAGCGCTGGATTTGAGCTTCAGCCTTCGACGCCGACTGCTCGATCTTCGACATGGCAGTGGCCGTGCCGGTGGCCGCGCCGGCGATAGCGGGAGTGTAGCCGTCGACTTTCGCCAGCAGCTCAACAACGACGCTATCAGCAGTTACCGCCACCGCGAGCCTCCATCAGTTTGCCGAGGCGCACAGGATCGGCAGGGGCGCGCTCGGTGCTGTTCGCGTCGTTCCACCACCAGAGCCGGGCCTGGTATTCCCACCATGTCAGTTCCCGCCAGTCGGCTCCGAAGACGCCGCAGTTGGCGATGATCTGCGCGAAGTCGATTTTCTCGTCCTGGTCGCGCGAGGCTTTACCGGCGGGGCTTTTTTTTTAGGCGGAACGTAGCCCTCGATCCTGGCGCCGAGGATCGCCGCGGCCGTCGCCCAGCTTTCCCGCAGCGGGGCAGGGTGGCTGTAGCGCTCGACCAGCAGCTTGGCGGTCATCGCGGAGACCGGCACTTCCTTGCCGTTCACGATGCCACGGCCGCCGCCGATAAGCCCCAGGCGGATCGTCTCGAACAGATCCTCTACGAAGGCCTCGCCCTCGCCAGTCAGCGCCACCGTCTCGCCTTCGAGCAGGTAGCGCCCCCTCAGCACACGGCTGTAAACCTTGAACACGCCCGCGCCGCACTTTTCCTGCAACTCCGCCAGCTGCGGAAGCTTCAGGTCGAACAGGTATTCCCCGTCGCCGTAATGCAGGGTCAGCGCGGTCGTCGGTGTCACGCGGCCGGCGTCCAGGTGAGGTCGCCCTCGCCCGCGATCGTAATCTCGGTGCCGCTGTCCGCGTCGCGCTGCAGGTTGAGATTGTCGGCGGTCATAACGCCTGTGCCATCGAAGGTCCCAAGCAGCTTACCAGCGTCAGTGCCGTCATAGGCGATTGCGTCAATCTCGTATGCTTGGTGTTGGCCGAGCATAGCCTGCACGGTAGCCTGGTTGTCTGCGTTGGAGACACCCGAACCCGTCACATCCCATTGCAGGCTGGTGACGACGACACCGCGACGGGGGATCTGGCCTGGCTTCTCGCAATCCCGGCGCGTCCGATCGCGCGTGTTCGCCGTCCGATTGATCGTGACGTTCTCGATGCCGCACAGGACGGTTCGCACCGGCGGCGTCGCATCCGACACCGCATAGATGATCGCTGCATCGATTTCAGTGGGGTACGACATGCAAGCCTCCGGAGTTTGCCGAAGGCTAGGCCAGGGGAGGCCGTGCGCTTACCGCCGTCAGCTGGCGCCGAGTTGCCGAAGAAGGCGCGCGTTCATGCAGTTGACCTGGTTCTCCGGCATACCGGGTTGATGAGGGGTCAGAACAGACCGGCCTCAAGATCGGCGGCCAGGGTTGATGGATCGAACCCGGAGCCGACCAGAACGCGCTCGGGGTCGTCGTCTTCGTCGAACGCATCCGGCTCCAGATACTTGGCCATCCACGACGACACGTCGCAGCCCTCGGCGGTCATCAGGTGGTTCACGAACCGGTCCTGGTCGACCAAGTGGCTGTAGCGCAGGATCGCCTTCGCCCGTAGCGTCTGGAAGTCCATGCCGTTCGCCATGCGGTTGATGTCGGCGATGGACCGGTTCATGCGCTCAACCGCGCCGCTGGTGTAGCGGTGGTCGAAGTAGTTGAAGATCTCGTCACGCCAGCGCTGCATCATGGTCAGCAGCGGCTTCCACTCCAGCATCTGGTCCTTGGACCGGACGAACTGCACCCACTGCGTATAGGCCGCCTCGGCATCAGCACGGGTCGGTGCGTCATACCAGTAGTAGAACGACTCCTTGATGGCGTATGCGTCGGACAGCCGGCGACTGTGCGCCATGACCTCGGCCACACGGTCCTTCTGCCGAGCGGTGAGGCTGTCCTCGCGCATGTCGAACACGCGGATCAGGCCGGGCAGGTTCTTGCGCACCTCTGCCGGCAGCTTGGGCGACTCTGACAGCCTGACCTTCATGAACCAGTGGTTCGCCTTGGTCAGGACGTGGAACTTGTCGACGACGATGGTGGCCTTCGGGAACAGGTCCTGCGCTAGGCCCTTGTAGGCGCCGGCCATATCTTGGCACCACACCTCAACGTTGTCCCAGTCCTCCATGCGCTGAAAGCCGCGGCGGAAGTTCGACTGGGTGCGGCCCTCCAGGATGTCGAGCAGCTTGCCGTTCTCCACGTCGACAATCACGCCGCGCAGGTCTTTCAGCAGGTGGTTCTCATCGATCCCGAGCACCCGGGGCGCGGGGTAGCGATAGGGCAGCAACCGCTCGTCAGCATACTTCCGAAAGACCCGGCGAGCCAAGGCTTCCTCCACGCCATGCACATCCACCACGTCGGCGAAGGTGCGCTTGATCGAGGACAGCACAATCGCCTCGCGCAGGCGGCTAGTGATGCGGTGATCATCCTCGACATGCGGCACGTTCGAGTAGAGGACCGCCTTGCACGTCTTGCAGCTGAACCGCTGCCGGCGCACCAGCAACCAGGTGGGCAGCGTCCCCATCTTCAGGTCGCGATACTTCACCCACTTCGGGCCGTTGCTCACCAGCTTCTGACCGAGGCAGCAGATGCCCACAGCATCGTCTGCTGCGCGGACCTTGATCTCGCGCCGGAGCGGCCGGCCGCCGGCACCGTCGACAGTCGCGTCTCCGATCACCGTAAAGCCGTCCAACCCCAGAAGACTCACTTTGCAGTCCGCTCCCGCCGTCGCAGCTCACGGTCGACAGCCTCACGGACAAAGTCCGTGCGGTCCTCTTCCGGCGACAGGACCGCCGCGATCCGCTCGAAGGTTCCCTCCGCGAATCGCGCGACCATGTCTTCAGCCCAGCGCTTCTTCCGTCCCACGCGGGGGCGGGTAGCTGATATGACTTTCGAGTCGCAAGCGGAGATATTTCCCATATTAGTTATTGCACCTGTAACGCATATGAGATATTGCGCGTATCGCATATTAGTTATGGAGGCAACATTGGTACAGCATTCACCCGGCCCGTGGTCGCTTGACGGCAACGATCTCCGGGACGACGCGCAAATAATCCTGTCCGATCAGACCGGCTGTCCCATAGCCGAAGCCTTCCTTCAGGCGCGCGGAGGGGAGTGCGAGGCCAACGCCCGCCTTATCGCTGCCGCCCCGACTATGCGCAGCGCCTTGACTGAAGCGCTGCCGCTTTTGGTTATCTACCTGCGCGGCGATCTGAACGGGGGTTGCAAGATCGATGCAAACGGTGAACCCGACCGCTCGACGCTTGATCGGGACTTTCTGCCGTTGGTGGTGGCGTGCGAGGCCGCGATCAAGTCGGCGAACCACGCGCTCGCCCTTGCAGATAGAGGCTGACAATGCGCTGGGAGGACTGCCCCAGTCACGTCTGGGATGAGGTGGAAAGCGAATATTCCAACGAATACCGCACTCAGGTCAAATGTCAGCTTTGTCAGTGCCCTGGCGAGCGGGACGAGTCGGATGGCTCCGTCTTCTGGCCTGCGACATGACCGCCGCGAAGAATGCCCACGGCGTCTATGAGGATCGCGAACACCTCCGGCTGGTCGACGGCAAGGCGCGGATTGCTTTAGTGGAGGTCCGCGTTGCTGAAACGCCGGGAGGCTGGCGAGCCACCACCTCATTTGCATTCACCACAGGCAATTGGTGGGGCTGTTCAAGCCCGATCACAGACCACGACAAGCCACATGCGAGCAAGGATGAGGCGGTTTCATACGCTGCATCAAGATTGGTCGACAGCTTGTCCAAGGCGCCCGCGTACGTTGTCGAGCCTTCGATGTCAGCCCAGCGCAGCAAGATGCTCGCGTGGTTGTCTGGGCTCTTGAAGCGTGAACCGGTCCAACTCGACATGTTCGCGTAGCTCAACCACTTATCCGGAGAACTTTTGCGTCATGATGCTCTGGCCCTACCAGCCCCCGGCATGGCCGAAGGGCCATAGCCCAGCTCGCTTTGTCCACTACAGCGCTTTGCAGTGCGAGTGTGGCTGGCAGTCGCAGGTGCTGCCCAACGACGACCGGTGCGAGGCCCAGCGGCAGGAGTGGATCGCTCACGCCGCGGAGTGCCGCCCGCCGGTCAAGCCGAGGCGCTGATCAACCCCAAACGACGGAGCGTGTCCTCTACCCTCGACCCGGTCCATCAACCCCGTATGACGGATGACCGTTGACCTCCGCCTTGTTCTTCCAAGAGGCATAACGCTCCTGATCACGATCCCGCAGGTAGCCGTCGGCCACTTTGCGGGAGGCATCGCACAGATCGTCAGGAGATGGATTGGCAGCCTCCACCATCCGGAACTCGTCTTCGGCGCGCTCGCCGGAGCTTGAGCAGCCGGCAACAGCGAGGGCCATTACCATCGCCCGCGCCCTACTCATTGTCCTGATCCCGCGTGCGGCGCTCCAATATCGCGGTTCGCTCACGCATCTGCCGGCGCTCGTATTCGGCGTGCTGTTCGGACGGGGTCGGAGCTCGCGCACGCATCGGCAGAATGCGGGCTGCCGATGCCAGGTGGGTATACTGTTCTTCTCGGTCGCTTCCGCGGTGTGCGTGGGCTAGCCCCTCGAAGCGTAGGGCTACCCGCTCGATCATCTCGTCAGTGAGGATGTTCGCCCGCACCATCTCGCCGAAGAGGGCGGAGAACAGCTCCAGTTGATCGTCGGTGTTGATGTCGCTCACGCGGGCACGATAGCTCAGCTGAGGAAGGCGCGCACTCGGAAGTTTGCGACGTGGTGGAAGGCGGTCGTCTCACCGCCGTCGATCAGCAGCTGCGAGTTCGTGAACAGCACTGCAAGCCGACCGCCCGGCACCTCAAGCTTGCGTCCATCGAGGGCGGTCGTCACGGCGGCGCCGATGCGAGCTGCATAGTCCTCGGCGGTTTCCACAACCTGCGTGCCCTGCACCCGCGGCTTCGCGAAGCTGTGGACGGCGACCGTCACATCTCCGCCCTTAACGCATGCCGCGCGCAGCGGGATGCTGGTCGGGGCGCCGTATTGGATGAAAGGCCAAGCGGGGACCGGCACCGGTGCGGCCTGGGGATAGATGCGAATGGCAGGCACCAGGTCGGTGATACCGGGCGACTGCTTCATGGCGGTCAACAGCGCCTTCCGGACGGGGAGCAGGACATCGGTCACGAGATCGTGCCTCCGTTCGAAATGTGCTTCACAGCACGCGCCACCAGTTCGGTGATCTCCTTGCGCGTCTTCGCCGCAGCCGGGCGCATGAAGGGCCGCTCAGCCATCTTGGAGGTTCCGAATTCCAGCGCACGCGAATAGGGCGCGTTGCTGCTGACCTCGACCTTCAGCGGGCCGGCCTGGATCGTCTCGATGTTGTCGGACAGGCGGTGCGTATCGGCGTTGGGTGGTTCACCAGGCGACGACGGGACGTGCCCCTTACCGCTGACCGCGCCCTCGGTGATGCTCGTCTGCGCGGCCACCTGCAGGCGCTCGCCGCCTGCGAAAAGCGCTCGACCGACGCCGTTGATCGCCTCGGGGCTCGTCAGCCGCTTCAAGCGAGCCGCATGGGCCTTGCCACCGCTGATCTTAGGCACGTCGCCCCCGACATTCCCGGTAGCAGCCCAACGGATCCCGTCCGACGCTCTGGATGCTCCACAGGCCGACGTGATCGGCAGGGACGGTGGGGCCGGGCAACACCTCGACCGTGGCATCCGTGTTGAGATCGCCGGCCAGGCCGATCACCAACAGGCGCACGTCGGTGTCGGTGAAGCCTGCGGACTGACGCATGGCTTCAGTGGCAGCGTCGACCTGCACCAAGCACGGACGAACGACAGGCTGCCCCGGCGTCAGGATCGATCCGCCATCATCATAAGTGGTGTCGCTGACAGTGTGCACCTTGCCGGGGAAGTACGGGCCACCGTAGGCGCTGGAAACAGCCGCAGCGATCGAGGCGAAAGCAGCGGCTAGCATGCGAAAGGCGCCACAAAGCCGACGAGACGCGGGCCGCCAAGGTGCCGGCGTTGGTAGCGCAGGAACTCTAGCCCGTAAGGGGTGGCTTTGTAGCCACCCTCTGCAGCAATCGCGACGGCCCCGTCAGAGAAGTTTAGCGTTACGTCTGCGGACTTGAAGCTGGTCAACCCTGCCGGCAGCGCCACGCCAGCAGCCGACGGCATCACACCCGGGGTCACCACCATGCTGTGCGCGGCGAGGGCGAGGGTGGCCGGCTCCTGATACTCGCCCCAGCTTGCGTCGACCGTGCGCGCGGCGTCCGTCAGCCAATAGGTGATCGTCGGCTCGCCCACTGCAGCGAAGGCCGGGTAGCGCAGGCGCAGGGTTTCGACGTCGATGGCCATCAGCGGAACCCCGTCACGCGCGCGGTGATCGAGTAGCTGGCGCCGACGGCCAGCAGCGGGGCGAACAGGGTGACCACCGCCTTGCCGGCTTCCACGCAGCTGATGTCTCCCAGCATGTAGCCGGAGGGCAGGGGGGCGGCCGGCGTCACGAACATGCGGTCCCCAGGCAGACAGTTGCAGGGGACCGTCAGCGTCCGCGGGCCGGCTGAGATTGCCAACGTCGCGCTCTGGGCGAGCGTGATGTTGTCGAGGAACACGGCTGCGCGCGTCTCGAGGGCGGTGATCCGGGTGTTGAAACCTGCAATCGTTACCTCGGCATCCGCCCGCGGCATGTAGCCGGACAGGTCAGGAGGCGGGACGCTCGTGTCTGCGTCGGACATTATGCGAACCTCGCCTTGAGGTGGAGCGAAGGGGCCGGCGTGAACGTCGTCGGCGACGTCGAGCACACCACCGTGATGCCGGTGCCGAAGCGGTCAGGCAGATCGTCTGGGCTGATGCTGGCCGGCAGTCCTGCATAGACGAAGGTGATGCCAAGGATCTCGGCGGCAGTGAACGCAGCCCCGGACGCCGGCATGGTCGCCCGGTTCAGAGCCAGCAGATAGAAGTTGCCGCCGTTCGGATCGGCCAGCACCGTGGCACTGTAGAGGTTGCTCGCACTGGCCTTTGCGACGAACCCGCCGGCGGCGCGCTGGGCTGGCGTGGCGACCGAGGGCACGATCGCATAGCTGGCAGCCGCGGCGGGTGTGAGGGCGAAGGTGCCCGCCGTCCCGGTGTCGACCGTCAGCGAGCCGGAGGAGTCCGCGACCTGCACCGGCGCCGCGATGCTCACGGCCTGCGTGGCGGGGAAGTTCGAAACCGCGACCGTGCCGCTGATCGGCTGCGTGGCAGGCCAGAACGTCCCGCTGACGGGCACGGTCCCGTTGATGTTGGCAGTGACGGTGCCGCCCACTTGCTGGACGTCCGGATAGAAGGCGCCGGTGACTGCCACGGTGCCTTCGACGCCGACGCGGCCGATCACGTTGGTGCCCGGCGGCAGAGATGCCGTGAGCTGCACGAGCGACGAGTTTGCGGAGAGCGTCGCGTAGATCGTCGCCTCGCCGGTGCCGACCTTGGTCACCCGCAGGCGAGCCGCGCGCACCGCAGCAACCGAACCCCGCCACTGCGCATCCTGTGTCAGCGACATCGTGAAGGCGCCCATCGTGCCCTTCACCAGCATGTTCACCGGGGCCCAGATGCCGCCGCCGAACACCTCACAAACGACCGTCGCGCCGCTGTTCGTGACGCCGGTCAAGTCAATGCCGAGCACGCCTTGACCGCTCTCCACCGGGATCATGACAGGGTTGTCGGTCGTGCTCAGGTCGAGCGTGTAGGTCGCCGACTTGTCGGAGAGGATCTGCTCCAGGTCCGCGGCGGTGAAGCCGCTGGCCGCCTCGCCACCACCATCGCTCACGTCGTACAGGTTGCCAGCGCTGTTGCGCGCGACCGGCGCCCCTCCAGCCCTCAAATCAACCACGCCACTCTCCTACGAAAAGGGGCCACCGCACCGAAGTGAAGCGGCCCCAGGGTTCACCGGCAGGGAGGATGTTACTTGCTGGCTTCCTTGGCCGCCGCGGCGCCGAACTTGAACCAGCCCGTTGCCTTGGCGGACTCGTATTCGGCTTCGGTCATCGTGACCGGCTCGTCGGTGCTGTCGCCGGCGGCGAGGATGCCGGGAGGCATGGAGTTCAGCACCTTCGGGCCGTCCGTGGTGTTCGTGACGACGTGCTTCACGATCTTCTGCTCGGCCATGGCTCAGATCCCATCCAGGTAGCGGAAAGCGCCGGCGCGCAGGACTTCCACGCCACCGGTGCGGAAGATGCCCGGGATCTGGAACGACGTCGGGCCGTCCTGATAGACCGGGAGGAAGCGGTGCGGCATCGGCAGGTGCAGCTTCACCACGTCCTGGCGGTTGGCGTAGGCGACCATGCGCTTGGTGCCCCCCGAGCCGGCCGTATCCAGGCCGAGGACGCCGCGGATGGTGAGCTGCTGGCCGGTCATCTGCGTGTAGATGTTGTTGCGCAGGATGTACGCCATGATCGTTTCGCTGTTCGTCGACGACATGGGGGTCGCCGAGAGGTAGCTGATCGTGGAGTACGGCAGAAGCAGCGTGTCGGCCATTTCGACCGTCAGCGAGCCCGTGAACACGCCCGTCAGGACGTTGTTGATGTCACGGATGATCTGCGCCGGGGTCTTGGTCGCCGCACCGCTGCCGTCGAACCAGGTGGTGACCGAGCCGGTGCCGTCCGCCGGCGCCGTGCCGATCGTGACGCCCGTCTGGTTGCCGAGACCCTTCAGGCCCTTGTCGGCGTTGCCGGTCAGGGTCAGGTTCCACATGAACTCGGTGTATGCGCGGCGAGCCGCCTCGGCCTTGTTGGTGCCGAGGTTAATGCCGAGAAGCTGGGCCTGGCCGACTTCCTCGCTGTTGTAGCCGTAGCCGATCGCGGCCATGTGGATGCCCACCTGGCTCTTGTCCATCGTCACATCGGCGCGCGGGACGTCCTTGGCTGCGCCCGAGTACCAGTCCGCGGCACCGACGGTGCTGGACATGAAGCTGACGATGCCAGGGGTCCATTCCGGTGCCGAGGTGTCGACAAAGACCAAGCGGCCGAAGTCGAGATCCGGGAAGCGCGTGGCATAGACCTGCGCGTTGATGGTGAGGGCCTGGTTGACGACGAAGCCGAACTGGGCCTGCTGCGCGTCGTTGAAGCTCGTATGCATGTTCACTTTTCAGCCCCCTTACGACGGGATACGGCGCAGCCGCACCTTGAAGATTGCCCCGTTGCCCGAGGCGGCATTGTCGGCTTCCGCGCCCGGAACGGCGTAGATGGCGCCGGCGACGGCAGCGGTGGTCCAGCGGCCGTTCGCGCTGTCCCAGTTGACGGCAGCACCCGCGGCGATCGCGGCACCAGCGACGCCCCAGATCACGCCCGCATCGGCGACCGGCACGTTGTCGTACTGGCCGTAGCTGTCGGCGTTGGTCGAGGTGATGACGTGGTGCGCGATCGCGACGCCCAGGTACTCGCCAGTGGTCAGGGGCGCGCAGCCCTTGTCACCGTTGCGCTGTACCGGCGCACCGAACGCGATGGTTGCGGAGGCGATGCGGGTGTGCCCGTTCCACTCCTCCATGTTGGCGAGAAGGCCGGGGAAGCCGGCCGGCTGAAACTGCGTGTATGCGGTCTGCAAAGGCATCGGTCAGCCCTCCCTTACGCTGCCGACTTGGCGGTGCGCCAAGCGTTGAAGTCGGTGCTGTCGGCCCAGGCCTTCGCCTCGGTCGTCGCGGCGTCACCCAGCACCTGCGGCGCGTGGATCGGCTGCACGTTCGAGCCGGCCGGCTTGGCGTCCTTGGTCAGGACGTCGAACGCG